CCATTCTTGCTGCGCTCCATGAATCTCGTACGAAAAAAGGTCGAATATTAAAACCAAACAAGTAGTCAGCACCACAGCTTTCCCGGAAATAACCCGTAGAAAAACTTTTCGCATCGTTGACGACAAACCCACATAGCTCTAGCCCCTTTTTACAAGGATCAAAGTTTTCTGTAGGTATAATAATGTCGTCACCGTAAACGCGAATGTTTCCCTTTGTGTTAAATCCGAGATCTGCATGTGACTCTTTACCCCATAACTGAATGCTAGCAGCACATATTGCATAAAACAATAGGCTTTCAAGTTCGAACGTAAAACCGTTACCCATAGAGCTGAATTTCTCCAGTTCAAAAGTATGGTCTACGCCCGCCTTTGCATTCCTATACCGGCACGTTCCAGTTCTAACCTGGCTCAATAATGAGACCCAATTAGAGGGAAATGTTTCGGTAATCAGAAGCATTGCTATCATGTCAGAGGCAGACACTTCATCGAGAGTCGCGATCTTGCTAAAGACCGACCCTAGTCTAACTAGTTCTCGATGGACATCCTGAGACCGCCGTAAATCAATACCGGTGGCCTTTTTCAATTTGGAACGAATCACTTTTGCAATGCCTTTTTGAATATAGGTATTGAATGTGGTTTCAACCATAATTGTGCGATGTTGTGTAGCGTCCTTTGGTACCATTATGAGCTTTCCCTCATCAAGCACATACTCTCCCCATAAGTCAAACCAGCGACCAAACTCGTTAGAGCCTGATTCACATTGGTTTTTCATAATAAGGAATTGTGCGAGAGATTCGCTCTCTTTGGTACAACATAACGGCGTGTTCAGCTTTCTACGAACACCCGTCTTCTTTGTAACAGTAGTATTTGCCCCTGGCCCAAACCCTGTCGCTAACTCCATAACGTCTAACTGTTCGTTCCCTAAAATATCATGAATAATTTTAGACACCGTGAATAATAACGGTGCCAGGCCGCTAGGTAGCGGCCTTCCATGATGGGATAAACGTATAGCGTTATTAAAGTCACGGCACCGATTTTCGGCTGCAATAAACTTTTTCAACCCTTCAAGCTCCGGATCTACTCCTTCCAATACCAGTGATTTGTCCTTTGAATAAAGGGCCACTAATTGGCGGAGAGCCGCGAACTCTTCCACACCGAACGGTATACTATAGTCAAATCGATAAGAAATGATGTTTAGAATATCGTCATACTTTAACCAGCACCAGAATTTCAATTTCTCTGATGCTGGAATGAAGTCAAGAAGCAACTCAGCGATATTTTTGCTGTGGTTCTTCTTTGAAGACTTCAAGTAGGTGGATATAGGCGCGAAAAACGTTGCGTTCTTTGTTACGTTCGACATCTTTGTTGCTAACATAGCACACGTCCTCATAAAGAGTAAGAGAATATATCAGATTGCTTATTAAGTACACTGCCAAACAAAAAGCAGCTACATAATAACGCACGACACAGACCTACGAGAAGCGGTATAGAGGATCCATCGTATTAACCTTGTTAAAGGCTGATGAATCACCTAACGAGGATAACTGTTTTAACAGATTATCCACCGCTGCTGTGATCACCGAGGTTTTAATACCTGGTGCAGCAGAAAACTCAATTGCTATGTCGATATACCCGGGCAACTCAGTTGCCAATAACGTATCAGTATAATAGTCCTCTCTTCGAGTGGGCATTTTAAATGATAAGCGGGATTTATTTCTGACCTTACCCTTAGTGACGGCGCTTAAAGCTGTAGCACGCATCGATGGAGGTAACGAACTACTTATTTCTTCGTACTTTACATTACCGTTTACCTGCAACTTAGGCTCGAAAGTCTTAGTTGAGGTGAAACCATCTGTTGGTACGTACAAATATATAGAGTTTGACATAAATAATGTCCTATAATAAGAGGAGTAAAATTACTCAAAAAGAAAAACGGCCCGGAATATAATCAATATTTCCGGCCACCTGCAATATTCCTCGACAATGCCAAGCTATGAAGCATGTGCGTTGTGGAAGCTTGCAAATTAAGATGCTGTCTCACCATCGTTCCCCAAAGGGTTTGGTCTAGTAGTTTTCTACTAAAACCGAACGACGAATATCGAGCATCTCCGACGAACCCATACATAACATCATCGGTATCCTTGTAAGGATAAGTTTTTCCTTTGGTGTTAGTTTTCTGGGTCATCATTATCAAACCACCGACTATCTGCAGATTTCGCATATCCTGGATTAACTTACCAACTGGTAAGACCCAGTCAAATACGAAACTGTAGTGTGTACGCTCCCAAGCAACTTCTGCTACGGGGATTAAGGGATTCGAGGCAGGCTTTTCATAGCCCACTTTATAGTCTGAACGCAACTTAACAGAAGCGGACAGATCATATCTCGAATTTCCAAGCGTAAGATCGGTTTTAAGCGTTTTGGTAGCCGAAACAATCTCAGTACGTACATGGTGGGTCGAAGCCGCTAAAGCTTCTGCACCTGCATATACATCCTGGATTAACGGATCCCAACCGAAACGAAACTCTAAATGAGCGTCAGCCATTGCCTTTGTAGGCGAAAAGATCTTATGATCCTTTCTTGGCTTAGTGTAAGGACTCTTCAAAAAATCCTTACCGCCCAGTTTAGAAGTTAGGTTTGGTTTTGAGCCTGATGTAGTTAAGAGTTGGAACGCACCTTCCGCATCATGTTTCCTTAAAAGGTTAACATATTGTGCTAGAGTACGTGCCCGGTCAGTTATCATTTTGACCGTCTTATCTATTTCAGCAAAAGCCATCGGAGCATCGAAATCGTGCCCTTGAACTTTTGTAGCCAGACTCTCTAAAGCTTTCGAGGTAGCCTCGTCG